GTGCTGACGACCATCGCGACGAGAGTTTCCATAGCGCGGATGTCGCTGCGTTGCTCCACGCGGCACGCGCGCTTCGCGGTCTGGATCGCACCGGAAATCACGACTGAGAAATAAGGGGTAGGGGATGCAAGGGGCGGCACACTTTGAGAAAGAGCCAACCCGCTTCGATCTTATCGAGGCGAACGAGCGGTTTCTTGGCCGGTTGCATCTGCATCACGGCGGGAAGCCGCTGGTCGAGTTGCGTGAGTCGGAACCGAAGGTGGTCCTTATCCCGACAAGGCAGGCCATTGACCTTGTATTTCACGCCCCGCCGAGAGCGAAGGCCATCGTTTTTTCGACGGCTGAATACTACGGAATTCCGTGGCGGGACTTGGTTTCGGCAAGACGGACAGGCGACCTCATCAAGCCGCGATTTGTAGCCATCTGGCTATTGCGAGATTTGACGCCTTGGTCAATGCCGAAGATCGCCAAGTATTTCGGCGGGCGGGATTATATGTCGATCGTTCAGGCCATCCCGCGCGTCGATGAAATGCTTAAAACGGACCCGCGCGTTGCGGACGACATCGACGTTATCAGGCTCAAAATCTACGAACGATATATGGGGGCGGCAGAATGAGCCTGCAATACACGCCATTGAGGAAGGCGAAGCAATACCGCGCGTTGCGGAAATCTCCCGAGTATTCATGCCACCCGCTCGTGCGCGAGATGTTCGCCATCATGGCGCAGAAGCGCATCACGCTTGTTGACCTGTGCCGCCGAGCCGGGCTGAGCAAGAAGGTCGCGTGGTACTGGAAGCGAGCGCACAGCCCGAGGGTGGCGAACCTTGAAGCCGCGCTGAATGTCATTGGCTGCAAGCTCATCATCGTTCGGAAGGAAGACGCGCAATGATCTGCCTTCCGGTCCCCCCTTCGACCAACGCGCTTTACCGGAACGTATCCGGTTCTGGCCGCGTCAAGACAGCCGCCTATCACGACTGGCTCGCGGCGGCGGATACCGCGCTTTATCAGCAAGCCAAGGCTTTGCGCGACATGAAAAAGGTCGAGGGGAAATTCCGCGTTTCGATCATGCTCCCTGACACATGCCGCATGGACATCGACAACGCATTGAAGGCGATCCTCGATTTCCTTGTATCGCGCGCCATCACGCCAGACGATTCCAAGTGTCACAGGATCGAGATCGAGAAGCCGGACGGGATTAAGGATTTCTGCCAAGTCCAGATATTTCCTTACGCGGGGCAGGCGGCGTGAAGTCAGAAACCCTAGCCGAAGGCGTTACTCTGTATTGTGGAGATTGTAGGGACATTCTCCCGACACTCGGCAAGGTCGATGCCGTGGTGACTGATCCGCCGTATGGGATTGGGCTGGCAACCAAGACTAGCGACTTCAGGGGCAGCAAACATTTCGATTCGGGAGCGAGCCTAAAGGCGTCGAAGCTTTACGAGGATTCACCGAACCATGTCAGGGGTCTGATAAAGGCCGTGATCCCCGCAGCGTTGGCTATGGCCGAGCGAGCCGTGGTCTTCCCCGGCCCTGCGATGCTGTGGGCCTACCCTGAGCCGGCATCGCTTGGCTCCGTGTTCACTCCCAACGGGGCGGGCCGTACGTCTTGGGGGTTCCAGTGTACGCATCCGGTTCTGTACTACGGCAAAGACCCGTTCTTGCAAGACGGAAAGGGCGGCCGGCCAAACTCGCACAGAGACGAACAGCCCAACAACGAGAAGGTTGACCATCCCTGCCCGAAACCCGTGGCATGGATGCGATGGGCGATAGTGCGGGCGACGCGGCCAAACGAGACCATCCTCGACCCCTTCATGGGCTCTGGCACGCCAGGGGTTGCCGCCGTCAAGCTCGGCCGCAAGTTCATCGGCATCGAGATCGAGCCGAAGTATTTCGACATCGCCCGCAAGAGAATATCGGAGGCATTGAAGCAACCCGATTTCTTCATTGAAAAGCCCAAGCCTGCAAAGCAGGAGGCGATGGAGATATGAGCGAGCGCGGTGTCTTTGCCGTAGATCGCGGCATATTCGATCATCCGGCCTTTGCGAAAGAACCGTTCACGGAACGGGAGGCTTGGCAATGGCTTATCAGCGAGGCTGCATGGAAGGCGCGAACCCGCCGCATCGGCGCGTTTGTCGTTGACCTGAAGCGCGGGCAACTCGCCGCCGCCATCCGTGGCCTCGCTGAAGTCTGGCAATGGAGCAAATCCGCCGTTGCAAGATACCTCGATAAACTCGTGCGTTTTGAAATGATCGAAAAAAGCGGGACAGGCGCGGGACACGGGATCACTGTCATAACTATTTGTAATTATGACAAATATCAGAAGGTCTCGCTCCCGTCTGGGACACCAAGCGGGACAACAGCGGGACAACAGCGGGACAATAGAGAAAACATTAAAAACATTAAAGATACTACTCCTCTCTCGCGCGAGGGGATTTTACACCCGCAAACGGAAGCCGTCGCTGTCGAGATCGAGGCGGCGCTGAAGGTTGATCGCGAGTTTATCCCACCCGAATGGTGCGGGGCGCGGTATCGCATATCGGCTGGCCTTTCGAGCGGCTGGCAACCGGACATCGTGGTTTCGTCGGTCAAGCGGCAGGCGGCGCGCAAGCAATCGCCGCCGTTGAATTTTGCCTACTACGAACGCGGCATTGCGGAGGACCATGCGAAGGCAATGGCTCCGGTGCCGGAAGCAAAGATTATCCCTGCGGAAACAGTTGAGGTTCGACGTGCTGCAAAAACTGGAAACCTTGCCGACGCCTTCGCAGAATTGCGCGGAAGCCTCGGGGCCATCGCCGGAACACCTGGCCTTCGCGATGGAGAGGGCCGAGTTTCTGTTCGGGCAATTCCGAAGGTCGGACGCGACTGACCCGAAACGATTTGCGGCGACAATCGGGATCAATCTGGCGCAGTTCGACCGCGAGGTTATCGAGCATGTGACGGACCCGCTGCACGGGCTTGCCACGAAGCGGGACTATCCGCCGTCAGTGCGGGAATTGCGCGAGGCGTGCGCCGACTACGCGAAGTTCCTGCGGCTGCGTGAGGAGGCTATGGCGCGGGCACCGCTTGCGCCGACAGGACCGATTCAACGCCCGGTGTTGCCGAAGGGGCGCGTGGGGTATGCCGAGGCGACGGACAACGGGCGGCTCCGTCCGATTGGCCGATTTGAGGACGATTCCGCGATCAAGAAATACAACATGGCCCCTCGTGTGAAAGACCTTGTTCGGCAGAGCATCGGGGCAACGCACGACGAATGGGACGCCATCCCGAACGCGAGGGCCAAGCCATGACAGACAGATTGAGGGGGAAGGCGAGGGAAACCTTGGTTTTGGTGTGGGAGAATGAGTCACCGTCTGACAAAGCTGCAGTTATTCACAAAGCCCTTCTTTCAATAAGGGATGAGGCTTTGGAAGAGGCGGCATTGGAATGCAACATGCGAGAACATGCAGAGTTTGGGCTGTCGGAAAGCGATACGTGCCACTTGTTGGCTAAAGTCATCCGTTCTCTCAAATCAAAATCATTGGACCACCCGGCCTAACGGCCTAACCAACAGAGCAAGTGGCTAGGCCACGACTGGTGATCGGAGAGACAAATGTTTAACGCAGTCAAAGTGGCAAAGTCTGCCCCGCACCTTTTTGACCGAGCGCTTTCGCTCCGACAAGCAGCGCAGGCTCTCGCCATTTCTGAACGAACGTTGGCTCGCTTGATTGCCGCCGGTAAAGTCAACGCCGTTCGCGTGTCTGATCGGCGGCGCATCATCGCTGAATCGGAGATCGAGCGCATAATCAACGGCGGCATCCGTTGAGGGGGGCCTGAATGCGACAGGGGCGAAAACGAAAGCAGCGGATCACCTTGGCAAGGGCAAACGAGCGCCTTGCCCAGAACCTCCCCGACAAGGTGATGGTGGCCCCTGTTGAGATTGACGACCCATACGAATACGGGGCGAAGATCGTTGCGTTCAAATCCCTGCGTGACGACCCCCTCGGGCGCTATCACGTCCGGCGAATGATTGACGACGCCCAATACCAAGGCGGGCGGGCATGGCAGGACGATTACGAGGCGGCGGAGATCGGAGGGGCCTCGGCAATCGACACGACAAAGGAACCTGTGGACGGCCGGCGCTATCAGGACATGGTTACGGATCGCCAGCGGGACGCCATGGGGCGGCTTGCACGGGACGCCCGCCAGCTCGGCATGGAAGGCGAGGCAATCTTACGGGATGTCCTCGGGGACCGGCTGTTTATGGAACAGGTAGCCCAGAAGCGGGGCTTCTCGGGGCAGCGGGCGATTGACTATTTCTCGGCCCGGTTCCGGGAGTGCCTTGAGACACTAGCGATAGTGCGGGGGTTCGCGATGCGTTCCAGGAAGCATACAAGGGGTTGACAGCCTGTCGGGCATGTGATAGGCGGAAATGGAATGTGCGAAATGCGCCTTAATATATGTGCGGGTGAGGCCGACTGGCGAGGCGGCTGCCTTCCAAGCAGTTACAGGTCGGGTTCGATTCCCACCGCCCGCTCCAAGTTCCGCTGTGGCCTTGAGCCACGCTTCGCGAAGGAGCCGCAAGCGTAAGTCTGGTGTTGCGGAAAGCCAGAGCCTTCGCGAGAAATAGTGCCTGCCTAGCTCAATGGATAGAGCATCCGGCTTCGGACCGGAGGGTTGTGGGTTCAAGTCCTGCGGCGGGCTCCAAATCCAGTATGTGCAAAAAATGCACAAACTGAAATTCCGCCCCACAGGGCAACAGTTCGGATGGCGGCTGTAACCGGCCGGTGTAGCTTGAGGTAGTTCAGGCCCATACGCGCCGCATCACTACCGGGCGGCCCATCCGATTCAACAAGGCCCGCTTCGGCGGGTCTTTTCATTTCAAGCGCCTATGTCACGTCCGCGGGTGAAAGCTTCAGTCGGGTCATGAGGCGCAAAAGCTTTGCGATGGCTTCCGGCACTGGGTATTCGCCAAGGGCGTATCCCTGCGATGTTCTCGGGGACACGCCGAGAAATTCACCAGCGCGGACTTGCGAGAGGCCGAGGGCCTCGATGTGCTTCTTATATTGGTTCGGGGTCATGTTGCCGGGGGTCCAATCTGCAAGCGCCTCAGCCGCCTCGGCCAAGGTGTTTGCGGTTGTATACCAGCCCTCGGACTGCATTTTGTCCGCATGGGTCATCAGGCGGGGGGAGATGGGCGTTTTCACGCCGCCCTCCCGTGTTCGATGATCCTGCTGGCTTGCTTGCGGCTCAGTTCGTAGCGCCAATTGTCCATTCCGTTGACCTCGGGAACGCCAGCCTCGACCGCGAGGCGGCTTTCGCTGGTCCGCTTGGAAACCGCAAGGCGGGTGATTTCGTGCAACTGCTTAAGGGTGCAACGCTCGGCTTCGGGGAGGTCGTTGCGGGGGGCAATGCCGAGGGCGGCAGCTTTCGCGAGGGCTTCTTTGGTCGATGCGAGCTTGCCGGAACCTTGGCACAGGAAGCAGCGGCCATTCGCGACATGCTTGAAAGAAACCTGGCCCGAACCGTTACACTTAGGGCAGTCGAAGAATGCGCGGGTCATTTGCCTGCTCCGTGTTGATGACCCTAATATACGCGGAATTTGCGTATACTGTAATAGTTGCGTAATCACGAATTGTTACAATCGAGCGCCTCGCCGCCGGAGAGCCTTAGCGCAAGGCGGGCTCCTACCCGGTCCTTCCGAGGATAAGCCGCAAGGCAAAGGGCTGAGATTGAATATTCCCTCGGCAATCAAGCCGAACCGGAAGTGAGCAATGGACGAAAAAGAAACCCTCAAAATCGGGCAGGGCAAGCCTGGCCCCGGAAGGCCCAAGGGCGTCCCGAACAGGACCACGACGCTCCTGAAGGACGCAATCCTGAAGGCTGCGACACAGGCCGGCGGCGGCGAGGACGGCTTGGTCGAATACCTGCAAACGCAGGCCCGCGATAACCCCGGCCCCTTCCTGGCTTTGCTCGGCAAGGTTCTGCCGATGCAGGTCGTCGGTGAGGATGACGGGCCGCTGAAGGTTGTCACCCGTATTGAGCTGATCGGTGTCCGCCCTTCAGATTAAGATTCCCGACAAGCTTGTTCCGGTCTTTACCGGGGAGGCGATGTACCGGGGGTCTTACGGCGGCAGAGGCTCGGCAAAGACAAGAACATTCGCGAAGATGGCCGCTGTGCGCGGCGCGATGTTCGCAGACGCGGGGGTAGCCGGCGTTATCGTCTGCGGTCGCGAATTCATGAACTCGCTGGACGAAAGCTCGCTTGCTGAAGTCAAGGCGGCGATTGCAGAGGAACCGTGGCTTTCAGCAAAGTACGAGGTCGGCGACAAGTTCGTCCGCACCAAGGACGGGCGGGTTGAATTCGCGTTCATAGGGCTGCGCCGCAGCCTGAATAGCATCAAGTCGAAGTCGCGCATTCTGATCCTGTGGGTTGACGAGGCGGAGGAGGTTTCCGAGGCCGCGTGGATCGTGGTTGACCCGACCGTGCGCGAGGCAGAATCCGAAATCTGGGTTACTTGGAACCCGAAGCGCAAGAACAGCGCAACGAACAAGCGTTTCCGCCTTGACCCGCCGCCGAAGTCCAACATCGTGCAGATGAACTGGCGGGATAATCCCTGGTTCCCCGAGACGCTGAATCAAAAGCGGATGACGGACAAGGAAAAGCGCCCGGAGCAGTACGAGCATATCTGGGAGGGTGATTTCGCGACGGCGAACGAGGGCGCGTATTTCGCCCGCTACCTGATCGCGGCCCGCGAGGAAGGGCGGATCGGTAGAATTGCCAAAGACCCGTTGATGCGGTTGCGGGCGTTCTGGGATTTGGGCGGGCGCGGGATGAAATCCGACGCCACGTCGATCTGGATCGCCCAATTCGTCGGGCGCGAGATTCGCGTTCTCGACTATTACGAGGCCATCGGCCAGCCGATAGGCGCGCATGTCGATTGGCTGCGGTCGAAGAAATACGACAAGGCGTTGTGTGTTCTACCGCATGACGGCGAGCCGCACAGCCCGATTGCGGATGCAAGCTGGCAGACGGCGCTGGAAGCGGCCGGCTTTGAAACAGAGGTTATCCCGAACCAGGGAACGGGCGCGGCACGGCAGCGCATTGAAGCGGCGCGGCGCTGGTTCCCGCGCACATGGTTCAACGAGACGACGACCGAGCCGGGGCGTGATGCCTTGGGCTGGTATCACGAAAAGAAGTCAGACGATGAGCGCGATGTCGGGCTTGGGCCTGAACACGATTGGTCGTCACACGCCGCCGATTCATTCGGCCTGATGTGCAGCACATACGAGGAACCGAGGTCGTCTGCGGACGTGCATGAGCCGGCGGACGATTGGGTCGTTTGAGGGGTCAACATGGCGTTCGGACGGCTAGGTGCTGATTTCGGGCGTATGGGGGCAGAGGCGGCGCGGTACAACGTCGTCGCTGCGCTAGGCTCCGATCTTGTCGAGGCATGGGATGTCTCGCGAAGTGCAAGGACGGATGACGGGGCGGGGCTGATTTCGGCTCTTGTCGGCCTGAAGTCTGGCTATGTCCTGAGCGCCGCGACGACGGCAAGGCCGACATATTCGGCAACATCGTTCAACGGAAATCCCGGCCTGACCTTCAACGGCACGGCTAACGTGATGGCCTGCACGACGGCGGGGCTTTTGTCCGCCGTTCCTGATGGGGCTGAGGCTGGCGAGATTTGGGTTCTGTGCAGTCAAGCGGCGCTCGTTGCCGATACCGGCGCGCGGTACGCAATGGGCTATGGCGCGGCTCTGAATACGGGCCGGGTGGCCGGCCGGGCCGTCGCATCGGGTGTCAATCGCGGCCGGATTGCGACTGGCGACGGTTCCGCGTCTCAGGTCCGCAACGAGACGACGATTGACCTTTCGACGCGGCATGTGATCCGAGCAACCATCGGTGCGAGGGGGGGCGTCGTTTACGTTGATGGCGTGGCGAGCGCGGCATTGACCGTCACGCCGTCAACAACGGCCTCCCGTGTTGTCATGGGGGCCAATCCGGCTGCATCGCCGGGGAATTTCTGGGAGGGCGTGATTGCGTTCGTTGCGATCACCCTCCCGCTTAGCACAAGCAAGGCGGCGAGCCTTTCGGCGCATTTGATGGGCAGGAAATAGACATGGCGACACTTTGGATTCGTGAATATTCGCAGGCAGGTTCCGCCGGCTCACCGGTTTCCGCAGGAGCGGGCCGGGCGCAGATCGCACAGGAGCCTGGGACCGACCAGTCGCCGGTTACGTTCACGACATCAACACAGTCTGCGGCCTTCGCGACGGGCACGGCTTATATCGCCATCACGGCGAACGCCGACTTCCACTATGTCGTTGCGGCCAACCCCACGGCGACGACGAACGCGCTGAAGGTCGCGGCGGGGACGATGCTCTACGTCGGCGTGACGCAGGGTCACAAGATCGCGGCCATTACCGCCTGATGACCGAGAAGATGGACGAGGACGAGCTTAAGGCTCTCCTCTCGAACGAGATACGTTCGGCGGTCACTTACGACGATACGGAGCTGTCCGGCAAGCGTGCGCGTGCCATGGAATATTTCCGTGGCGTGATGAGCGACACGCCTTCGATGACGGGGCGCTCGTCCGTTGTCTCGAAAGACGTTGCCGACACCATCGGCTGGATGCTTCCCGGCATTATCCGAGTGTTCACGGCGTCCGAGCAGATGGCGGTATTCGAGCCGGCCAAGCCGAGTGACGAGCCTTTCGCAAAGCAGGCGACGGATTACTGCAATTTCGTGTTCATGAAGGATAACCCCGGCTATCGGGTGTTGTGGGATGCGACTCATGACTCGCTGTTGCTCGGCAACGGCATCGTCAAGCATTGGTGGGACGACAAGGAGGAGTGCGAGTATTCCGAGCATTCCGGTCTGACCGAGGAACAGGTTGCGGTCATTCTGTCGGAAGGCGATGCGGAGATTATCGGGCAGAAGCCGGGCGAGCCGCAGCTTGTTGCCGTTCCAGACCAGATGGGCGGCATGATGCAGGTTCAGTTGCCGACCTTCGACGTGAAGATCAAGCGCATTGAACGCGCCGGCCGCTTGCGTGTCGAGTGCATCGAGGCTGAGGATTTCCTTCTGGATCGTGAGGCGACGTGCATCGAGGATGCGCGGTTCTGCGCGCACCGGGACCATGTATCGCGCTCCGATCTGATCGAGATGGGCTTTGACCGTGATTTGGTTGAAAGCCTGCCGATCGATCGTTTCTCGACCATGCAGGAGGAGAAGCTTGCGCGCGAGGAAGACGCGCGGACGCTGTTCAACATGGTCGGCCACGAGTCGATGCTCCTGGTCGAATTGTTTGAATGCTACGTCAAGGCCGATGTTGACGGGGACGGGATAGCCGAGACGATCCGGGCCTATTACGCTGGCGCGTCGGGTACGGGCGAATTGCTCGATTGGGAAGTCTGGGAGGACGACGTTCCGTTCAGCGACATCCCATGCGAGCCGGTCCCCCATCGGTGGGATGCGCGGTCGGTCGCGGCCGACGTGTCGGCCATTCAGCGTGTCAAGAGGGTTCTCCCGCG